CTTGGGATGCTAAAGTAAAAGAAAGAATTATCAAAGAAGAACTTATTGTTAAAGAACCTGCGAAAGCACAATTATATTATGGTTTGAATGCCGGATTTAATAAAGAAGATTATGTATCTGCAGTAGGTGGTGGTTTAATTCTTAAAACTAAAAAAGATAAATTATATCAATTTAATTTAGGTGTAAACAATAGAACAACCGATGGAACTAATGGTGGATTCTCACCGTATGTTGGATTTGGTACATATTGGAAAATTAAAGTAAAGAAATAAGATGATAAAATTAATGGGTATTGTAACCGGAAAGCCAGTTGTAAGTGAAGCGAGTAATCCTCATGAAAATCCTGAGGTTTTGGCTTTATCTAAAAAGATAGCTAAATTAACCGATAGAAATGACCACACAGCTTCTGTAATGGAATTGGCAAAATTTTTGAAAGATACAAAGGCAATTAAGAAATTAGAAGCTGTAGAAACAATACACAAAATAGAAGGTTCAATGCCATCTGAAATTTCTAAATATAGAAATGTTATCTTAAACGGATTAATGGATACCTTTGGTGATAAATATAGTTTAACTGATTACACTAATTTAAAAGGAGCATTTTAATATGATAAAACTAACTGAAATACTAACCGAAGAAACTCCTATGTATAAAGATTGGGATGAGTTTGTAAATCCTCATCACATTATTGTACATCTTAAAAATGGTAAAAAGATAAAGGTAGATAGAAGTAGAGTAAAGGGTGGAAATGCTGCTTACCATGCAATCCTCAAAGCGTTTAATGACAATAACTACAAAATTACCAATAAGATTGTGAAAGCTATGATGGATAATTTGGGTGAAGGTGTAAACGAAGCATCATTTCAAACAGGTGTAACTTACGGAGGAACTGTTTGTAAAGGTGGTTGCTTTATGGGTAAGGAAGGTTTGAAGAAAATAATTAAAATATCCAAAGAATTACCTAATAATGTGTTTATGTTTAGAGATGATAACTACTCTGGATTACAACCACACTTTATTAAAAATGGTGTAGTTGCTAAAGCAAATACAATTGGTAATCCATCTTACGATTTGGAAAGACATAAAGTAAGAAATTTAAATATAGGTAAAGATGTAATTCTTTCTGTTAGATTATTTGAAGGAGTTAATGAATCTATAAAAGAAGCAAAATCAGATTACGAAGTATATCACAAATCATATACATCGGCTATAAATGCAGCTAGAGCGTACGCAGAGAAAAAAGGATATGAAATAAATGACGATGATGCATTCAGACAAATAGGAATGGGCCCTCGTAAACCATCGGAAGGCAAGACTAATAAATTTAGTATTGAATTATCTAAAGGTGGGAAGGTTCAAAGAAAGAAACTACAAATTCAGGTTTATGGTATGAGAAACTCATATGAATTGAACGCATATATCCAATAAGAAATGAAACTTTCGGAATGTATCATTGTATCTAAAGAAGTTGGTGATAAGTTTATTCTGGCTAAAAATAGAGATAGAGCTTATAATCCTGAATTAGAAATTATTCACACTATTATAGATGGTGTTGAAGTCGCATATTTGCATGATATAATTACCGATTGGAGTGAAGGATTGAATGAAAAAGGAATTGGAGTTGTGAATTCCGCATTACTCGTTGGGCATGATGAAGCTGAACATAAGATAGTTAAGAAAGGTGGTAAACCTGGACCGGATGGTGATAAGATGAGAAACATTATCAAACAACCAACAATCAAACAGGCATTGAAAGCGGCGATAACTTATAAAGGTAAGAGTGGATTATCCCTAAAAGGACATACATTTGTATCATCTCCAAAACATATGGTTAGTATTGAAACTACATCTAAACATAAACCGGATATTAAGATACAAAATTCAGAATCACCTGTTGTTCGTACAAATCACGGACATATGTTTACCGATGCTGGATACACAAATGGTGAGAAATATCTATCATCTAAAATGAGAAAGATATCCGCTGAAAAATCAGTTGATAAGGTAGAAAATTGGAAAGAAATAGCAAACGCTATGAGAAAGGAATACTTTCCAAATAGACCACAATTGAATATGAAAAGAGACACCAAAGAGATGTCTACTTCTTCACAAACGGTAATGAATCTAACGGACCGTATATTACAAATTACATATTTTAAAGATAAAGTAAAGGAGTTTAAGGGTATAAACAATCAACTACCCAGAGATTACCAACCGAAGATAAAAATCGAGGTAATAGAATTATAATTTCACTTTTTTCATAATACATATTTATAGACGTACAAAAATAATAAAGTATGTCAACAGATTTCGAGTTATTTAAAGGAAAAAATCTAAGTTCTCTATTTGAGGACATTTATAACAACCAATTAAGTAAAAAACAAAAAATAAGTTCTTTAATAGAAGAATTAAAGAAGATGATAAAACATGCAGGTGATGTTTCAAGCATCGGACCTATACTATCATCTCTAATTGATAGTTCAGTTAAGAATGATGACCAGTTAGTTAAACTTGCAACTATTGCAACAAAAATTATATCAGCAGAAAAGAAATCGGAAGGACAAGATGGATTCCTTACTGAATTTGAAAAGAATCAATTACTAAAAGAATTAGAAGAAACTAAACAAGAGGTAGAAAGAGTAGATGATTTGGAATTTGAATTGGAAGATTTAAAAAAGAAAATGAAGTAATATGGGAGAAATAATGTCAGGCCGCCAGGTCAGTTCAAATATAATTTCAAGTGGTGTTACATCGGTTTCGGAAAGTGATATCGGTGTTGTTTTTGATGTGATATTAGATGAAACAAATGAGTATTTAAAAAAGTACGATGAAAGGGTTAGATTAACTTTTATAGGGGCAGTTATTTATAGAAGTTTGGATGCATTTGGTGTTTCCAAAGATGATATACCAATTGCACTACCGGTAGATACTACGAAAAAAGATTTACCAACTATAAATGAAAGAGTTCATATTATAAAAACTGGAATAGGTGTTTTTTATAAAAGAATACAACCAACAAATGAAACAACTAATTCAAGTGCAGCTATAAATGAGATATCATTAAAGATACATCCAAAAGAAAATTCAACACAAAGTGCACCAAAGTTAGATTCGTATAAACAAACAGCTGCAACTGGTATAACAAATACCGATAATACTGGTGAATATAAAAAGTATGATAAACTTGGAAAGTACTTTCAATTTACTCCAAACATACATAAATTAAAATTATACGAAGGAGATTCTATAATTGAATCCAGATTTGGACAATCAATACGTTTTTCCGCATATAATAATAAAGCAGGTTCTACTCCATCATTCTCACCTACCATCATTATTAGAAATGGAGAAAGCCCACTAAATCAGGGTAAAAATGTAAACGTTACGATAGAAGAAGATACTAATATGGATGGTAGTACGGTTGCATTAACATCTAAAGATTACGAAATTCCATTTATTCCTGGTACATTGGATAAAAATGGAAAATCTGATTTTGAAACAAAGCCAGAATCATTTGTTGATTATCCGGTTAAATTAAATGGTGACCAAATTCTTTTAAGTTCTGGTAGATTAATGTTTTCTGCAAGAAATGGTGAAATGATTTTTTATTCTAAAAAGAATTATGGATTTATTTCCGATGGAAACTTATCAATTGATAATAAACTTGGAATTGATATAAATGTAAAAGATAATATCAATATTGTTACAAATGATAAAGATGTTGTGATGGTTACCGGAAATGGTAAGATATTTTTAGGTAGTAAAGATTTAGAACCGGTAGTAAAAGGAAAACAATTAGTTACACTGCTTGCTGAATTGATTGATGTTATTGGTGATATGCAATTTAAAACACCTGCCGGGCCTTCTGCAATTGGTTCTGAAAATAGAAAAGCATTTGGAGCAATTAAGGATAAATTAAATAATATTTTAAGTAATCAGAATCAAACTTCATAATTATCTACTATGGAAAACAAAGGAACTACTGATATAAAAGGAATCGTAAGTAACACAGCATCATCGCTAACTGGTACAATTGGAGATTTATCTCAAAACGTTGCATCCAAATTTACAAGTATAGCAGGGGGGCTTGGACCTGGTAATTTATCTGCTATGGCTGGTGGTATAGTTTCTGGTATTGCTGGAGATGCGATTGGTAACGCACAAGCGCAATTGGGTAAGGCGAAAGAATTGGCGGATAAGCTTAAAAATATAAAAAAACCAAGTATACCAAATTTTAAAGGTTTAAAGCCACCACCATTTAAACCACTCAAAGAATTTAAACAACCGGCTTTACCAAAAACAAAAAAAGAATTAAAAGCCGAAAAAGAAAAATTAAAAGGTATGATTGGTAAAGCTGCCGGTGGAGTAAATAAGTTAAAAGATGCAGCATCAAAGGCGCAAGGATTAGCATCACAGGCTCAAGGTTTGGCATCAAAGGCACAAGGGTTGGCATCACAAGCTCAAGGATTAGCCGGAAATATACAATCACAAGTTGGAAATATAGCATCACAGGCTCAAGGGTTAGCATCAAAGGCAACAAATATAGCCGGAAATATACAATCACAAGTTCCTAATATTATACCACAAATACCAAATTTACCAAAATAATATGAGTTGGCAAGTATTTAAACGAAATTTAATAAATAGAATTTGTAATGCAAAGCAAGTACCTGATATAGAATATGTTGCTAAAGCATTTGCAGAAGAATACGATGCTGCGATAAAAAGAGGTGGAACTGTACCCGATAATATAAAAGTTACAAAGGGTAATGTAGAATCTATGCAAAAGTTATTTGTTACTGCACTACAAAAAGGATTATCTAAAACTACTCCATATGATTTAGTTGGTGAAATGGGAAAGGGTGTTAAAGCATATTGGACTGGTGCACAACTTGCACCATTTCCAGTACCGTTACCAACTCCTTTACAGATATCAACCAGTGTTGTTGTAAATTTGACAAGTGTAAGTAATTCTATTACAAATCCAGGAATTTGGACTGCGCAAGGAGATGTGCAAGAACCTAAAAAAGAGGATAAACCAAAAACCGATGAAGAAAATAAAACACCAGCAAAAAATAATGAAAATACTAAAAAGATTTTAATAGTAGGTGATTCTATATCAGTAGATGCGGGATATACTTGGTCATCGTATTATAAAAAAATTAATAATAAAGCAGATGTTGAAATACTTGCAATTGGTGGTAAACAATTAACACTATGGATGAAGCCGGAATTGGAAAAGAAACTGGCTACAACCAAGTATGATAAAGTTTATATATATGGTGGTACAAATGATATATTTTCTTTAAAAAAGGCGGAAAGGGTATTAAGTGTATTACAGAGTATGGTGGATTCTGTAAATAAAACCGGCGCGCAGGCGATTGTAATTACTGGATATGATGGTGAACGAGATATATTAATTGAAAATATTCCGTTGACTAGATATACGAGGGTAAAAGAAGATTATATACCGTATTTACAGGAATATCAAAAATATCAAAGATTAATGGCGGGGACAATAAAAGGTGCAACTATTGTTCCTATAATATCAGTAGGTATAATAAAGGATGGATTACATCCAATAACAGGAAGGCAACCAAAAATTTTAGGAGACCATATAAATAAATACTAAATGGCAGCTGTAAATCCAAATATGAATTGTGGGATACTGATAGATGAATTTATCAGAATGGCCAATCAACATTTATTGACAGTTAAGGGTACGATAATTACTACTGCTACATATTTACCGGCCGGAACACCTGCACCATCTCAAGTTATATGGTCCGGATATAAAGTAATGCCAAGTGAACCTGAAATTATAGAATTGGGAGAATTGGGTGAAAAAATAATTAATAGTAATTACAAAGCCGGAACTCCAAAATCAACCAGAATTTTGTTTATTGAAGATGAGGATTTGGGAAATGTACAAACTCAAAATATTGTTTATCCAAATCTTGTAAGAGCAGATGGAACTACTATTACTAATTTTGGCGAAACTTTGCAAACCAATTTCGCAGCAAAAATGGATGATGCAAGAGCAGTTGCGGAAGCATATATGGGACAACCATTTGTTGATGACCAGGAATGGAGTAATTTTATTTCATTAGTAGCAGCGGAATCAACCGTTAATCAAACGGAACAAGCTTGGGTAGCAGCGGTGATATTAAATAGAACCAGATTAAGAGTATTACGTGCAACAACCGTCACACAAACGATTAACAGACCAAATCAGTTCGAACCGGTTACAGGACCGCCATCAAGTAGAGTTTGGTATTTAAGAGGACCAACTCCTGCAAGAGAAAAATCAATTTTTGGTTCATTAAAAGAAATCCTACCTAATGTAGATAAAGATTATATAAATTTCACATCAAATAATGATTGTGCGTATGTAAGGTGTAGTGGTGGTGTCCCTACCAGAGATGCGAATGGTAATGTTATACGAATACCAAATAGAGTATATCAATACCTTTTAGATTTGAGAGCAAAACCATCTTCCAAAGTTATTGGTGGTACTATATTTTCAAAATAAACCATAGGAATAATATTCAAACCTTAAAAAATCTTTATTAGATATTTATTTACATAATAAATAAGGACAAATGAATACTGATAAATTATTACAAGCCATTCAAATCTTAGTCAAAGAGGAAATTAAACAACAACTTCCTACTCTTATTAAGGAAGCGGTGAGGTCTGAAATGAAAAAAGTATTGGCTGAACAAAAACAACCAAAAAATACTGGATTAAGTATGACTAAGGCTATTTTAGGTGAAGAAACTCCTAAAGCCGTTGAATCAAAAGAAAAAGAATTTAGTAAAAATCCAATGATTAACCAAATTCTCAATGAAACTAGAAATGCAACTACAAACGGAGATGCTGGGTATAGAACGATGAGTTTTGGACAAGGCGATATGGGTTCTATTTTAGGTAGAACTGCAATAGCGGAAAAAATGGGATATGGCGAATTTGCTGGTGGTGGACAAAAGACTGGATTAGGAGTTCAAACTGGTAACGAATCATTAGATAAAGCGTTAAATAGAGATTATTCTGAACTTGTTAAACGATTTAAGAAATAATGGCAGTAATAATAGGTCAATATTTTGTAGATTCTAATCCATCTTTGAGAGATATAAGTGATTATGCTTTGGGATTAGATATTCCTATGCAAATGGGAACTAATACGTTTTTTCAAAACTATGATTCCGTTGCACAATTAAAAGCAAATGTGACTTTATTATTACGAACTAGACAAGGAGAAAGATTGAATCAACCACTTTTCGGTACAAAATTACATCAAGCACTTTTTGAACCAAATGATGATGAAATAAAACAAAAAATATCCGATGCAATAGAAACCGCAGTAAGATATTGGATTCCAGATTTATCGGTTTCGGATATAGAAATAGACCAATCAGACGAAATGAAAGATAAAAATCAAGTAGGCATTAAAATTAGTTTTAATGCCAAAGGGATTGCTGGATTTGCGGTTGATTTTACTGTAAATAATAGTTAAGATGGCATTAAGAAGTATAAATAAAAACTTTAAAAATAGAGGAAAAGATATAAAATATCTTAATAAAGATTTTTCGCAATTTAAAGAAAATCTTATTGAGTTTGCAAAAACATACTTTCCAAAAGCGTATAATGATTTTAGCGATGCATCTCCAGGTACTCTTTTTATAGAGATGGCGGCATATGTAGGTGATGTATTATCATATTATATAGATGATACGTTTAAGCAATCCTTAATGTTATATGCGGATGACATGCAAAGTGTAATACCTTTGACAAGATATTTAGGATATAAACCATTAGTAACATCACCATCTACAACAAAAATATCGATATATCAACTTGTACCGTCTATTGGTAGTGGGGCTTCTAATAAACCAGATTCAAAATACTATTTAAGAATTAAAAGTGGAATGGTGTTAGAATCATCTCAAAATAATGTTGAATTTTATACTACGGACTATATAGATTTTAATGATGAAGTGGATAGAGAAATTACCGTATATCAAAGAGATACTTTAACTGGAGAACCATCGCTATATTTGATTAAAAAGTATGGAGATGTGATATCTGGTAGAGTAAGAACAAAACAGGAAGTATTTGGTAGTTATACTCCGTATCAAAGTGTTTTATTACCAGAAAATGATATTATTCAGGTTATTGATGTAAGAGATTCCGATGGTAATAAGTACTATGAAGTACCTTACCTAGCACAAGAAATGGTATTTATTGAACAACCAAATACCGCTACAACTGATCCTGATTTATATCAGTTTAAATCAACCGTGCCTTATATTTTAAAAACAATAAAAACACCTAAAAGATTTACAACCGTAATTAATGGTGATAGTACAACAACCTTACAATTTGGGGCAGGTGACCCAACGGCATCCGATGAATTATTAATTCCAAATCTTAAAAATGTTGGATTGGGATTACCAAACTCTATTAATAGATTAGAAGAATCATTTGACCCAACTAATTTCTTAAAAACAAAAACATACGGAACATCACCTGCAAATACAACTTTAACTATTAAGTATTTAACTGGAGGGGGTGTTACATCGAATGTAGCTAGCAATACTATAAATAAAATTAAGGTTATAGAGTATGATGAAGATTTAAATGATTTCACTGCACAAGAATTACCTCTTTATTTGAAAATGAAAAATACGGTTGCGGTTGATAATGAAATTGCAGCTGCTGGTGGAAGAAGTGGTGAAACTTTAATTGAAATGAAACAAAATGCATTAGCACACTTTTCATCTCAAAATAGAGCAGTAACTGCAAAAGATTATCAAATTAGAGTATTATCAATGCCATCCAAATTTGGTGCAATTGCAAAAGCATTTGCAACCGCAGATGGTACATTAGATAACAACTCACCATCATCGATATTAGCATCTCCAAACAATTTGCAAGAATTTACCGATTTGGTTATGAGTTTTGTAAATAAACCAGATTCGGAAGAACCGAGTGAAGCATCTGTTAAACAAGACATTACTAAATTTTTAGTAGGAAAAACATCAAACGAAAACGAAAAAAATAACCCATTTGCAATAAATCTTTACTTACTTGCTTACGATGGTAATGGTAATTTATCAAACATCAATAGAGCATTAAAAGAAAATTTAAAAACATATTTAAACGAATATAAAATATTAACCGATGGTGTTAATATGTTAGATGGGTTTGTAATAAATATTGGTGTTGATTTTGAAATTATTTGTTATCCAAATTATAATAAAGCAGAAGTGTTGGTAGAATGTGTAAATGAACTAAAAGATTATTTTATAGTTGATAATTGGCAATTCAATCAGACTATAAATTTAAGTGAAATCGAATTACTTCTTGCAAACGTAGAAGGGGTACAATCTGTTCCAATGTTAAAAATAACAAATAAGTGTGGTGGTAACTATTCACCAAACTCGTATAATATTGATGCGGCTACTAAAGATAAGATTGTATATCCATCTTTGGACCCATCAATTTTTGAAGTTAAGTTTCCTGATAAAGACATTAAAGGTAGAGTAAGATAATGGCATACTATTTTTTAACAGCATCAAAAGATGCATCGGTGTACGTTCAACAACCATTTCAAAATACTGGATTGGATGAAATATTGGAAATAAGTAAAGTATATTATGGAAATATTAAAGATTTATCCAGAATATTATTAAGATTTGATACTTCACATCTTTCCGCATCATTATCAAATGGTAGTATGAAATTGGATAGCGCTACACTTGTTTTAAGACAAACTGAAAGTGAAGAAATTCCTTTGGAATATACCATTTACGCATATATGGTTTCAGGAAGTTGGCAAATGGGAAAGGGTACTCGTTTCGATGAAGTATCTACACAGGGTGTAACTTGGGATTATAGAGAAGGAGATTCTAATTTAGAATGGTTACCATCTGGACAATTTTCAGCGGGTAGTACCGGTTCATACGAGGGCAGAGGTGGTGTTTGGTACACTGCTAATGCATCAAGTCAATCTTTTAACTATCAAACTGCTGATATTAATATGGATGTTAAATCACCATTAAAAGCATGGTTGAGTGGTTCTGTAGAAAATAATGGATTTATAATCAAATATAACAATTCGGTTGAAGATGATACGGAAGATTATGGAATACTTAAATTTTTTAGTAAAGAAACAAATACCATACATCAACCCAAAATACGAATAGGATGGGATGACCAATCATATGTAACAGGTCAATTAAATCCATTGACGGCGAATGATATAAAAGTTAATGTTGTTAATTTTAAAAACAAATACAAAGTTAATTCAACTGCAAAAATAAGAATATTTGCTAGAGATTTGTATCCATTAAAAACATTTACTAATTCGTTTGCTTACAATACGGCTGAATATTTACCAACATCATCATATTATCAAATAAAAGATGCGGCATCGGATGATGTCATAATTCCATTTGATAATTATTCAAAAATTAGTTGTGATGAAACTGGTAATTATATCAAAGTTAATTTTTCAAATTGGCAAGCAAATAGAATTTATAAATTAGAATTTAAGGTTGAACACAATGGTGATGTTCAATACTTTGATGAAAATATAACGTTTAGTTTAGAAAATAATTAGTATGAAAAATACTGGATTAAAAAATGAAGTTAATGTAGGCAGAATACTTGTAAGTGGTTCTTTGGCGTTAAAACCAAAAACCGATACCGGTGTTTATATCTTTGAAAATAAAGACAAGGATGGCGGCGTAATTTCTGGTAAACTAACTAAACCAAAATATAATGAGGATGAGTTGTTGAGGGCGATTGATACAACAATCATTGAATTAATTCCCCAAGAACCACCACCGGTTGAAGATACAGTTCCAAGAAGAATTTACAATCCGGTGACTCAATCGGTAATTGATTTAACCGCAGAGGTTACGCAATTAAATAAAGAAATTGATGATTTAAGAGCGAAAGTTATTGAACTAGAAATTGTAACTGAAAGTTTGAGAATAGACGTAGATAGAGAAACATTAGCATCATCAACTGCGCAAAATGAATCATTTCAATATGGAACGAAAATTCAATCTAGTATTATTGATTTACAAAATTCTATTCAAAAAGCAACTTCCGAAGCAATACAAAGAGTTTCTTTAACTGCAAGGGTTGCATCATTAGAAGAACAAAATAGAGCGTATAAAGAACAATTGGAAGGTAAGGATGCTAAATTAGCAGAAGGTTCTAAAGTTGGTATGGATATATCTTTAAAAGTTCTTAAAAAAGGACAAGATGGTGGAGAAGATATATTGTTTAATTCAAGAGCAAATGCAAAAGGTGAGGTTACTTGGATAAATGGTCCAGATGTGGAAGTATATAATTTCTCTGCAGAAAGTGTGAATATTACGTTTGAATCAAGTGGTGAAACTGGAGATACTTTAGAAAAAGTAGCTTCTATTACATTAGAACCAAAAGCTAAAAAGGTAATAATACTTGCGCCAAATAAAGGAGCGGTTAGAGATAAAGTTCCGGCTAAAGGGGTTGGGGCTAGTAGAGATAAATTATATAAAGGTTCGTTTATAGCCAAAACAACATCATCAACCGTGACATTGACCGTTGGGTTGCAAAAACAAAGAGGAAATAAATTTGAAGGATAATGGCAATACGAAGTTTTAAAGATATTATTGATAGTAAGGGGTATCGTATAAACAACGATGATAGAGCTCTATTTGAATTGGGCAATATACAATCGTTTTTCGGATTCAGTAAAACTGACTGCATTGAATTTATTTTATATGATGCAAACGATAACCAATTACCTCAACAAAACTATGGGTTAGTAAGATACTTACCACTTACATCTGAAAACATAAGAGATTATTTTTTAGTAGCAGAAGGAACTATTTTTCAAAAATACCAATTTCCAAGCGAATATTTTATTGATGCTGAAAGGCTTATAAATGAAGCCGGATATAATAATGGTATTTTTAAAATTCAAATTACATTATTAAATAAAAGAGTAGGTAGTGATGGTGCGTTTGATAAATTATGGATTTCCGAAATATCACCATCTAGAACCGAAATAAGATTATTTCCGCATGACGAAGGTAGTAAGCTAAATCCGGAATTAAAATTAAGATATGGTATTTTTATAAATGATGGTTCATTTAGAGAAGATGTAGTTAGATATGCAATTTCATTTGTTGAAAAAATTAGTCCAAATTATATATCTTCCTTCTTAAAAACTAATTTTGGAGAAGCTTGGTTTAATTTATTATTAACCGAATATCAAATTAAAGGATTTGATTCATTTGCAACAACTATGTATAATAAGTTTGTTGAAGCAACTATCTTTGAATTTACAAATAGAATTTCCGATGTAAACGATTTGAATTATGGAAAGAAAAAAGTTACACCAGAATCTATTCAGTTATCAAAAGAATACGTTAAAGAAAAATGTGAAAAAATATTAATACAGGTTATAAACAAATTTTTATTAAATCCTGTTGTAAAATTTGGTTCAAAAATTACCGATACGTTTGAGAGTTATGATGCTCCAGAACGTATTTTACAAACAAAGGAATTGGATTTGGATATTATGACAAATCCACCATTGGTAAAAGAAGCAACCGTTATTAAAACAAAATTAGGTTCAATTCTAGAAAATACAATTAAAGAAGAAATAAAAATAAAAGATGTATTACCACCAACGCAGGTTATTTTACCTGATGTTGATATAAATTTACCACTAACTAATCCATCGATTTTAGAAACTGAAAAATCATTTGAAGTACCTAACCCAACGGGTGTGTTTAGAAAGCTTAGAATGAAAAAAGGTGAAAAGGTAAAAGGTGGTGGAAACTTATTTAAAAGAAAGAAGCCAAGTGATGGGGAATCCACACCGGCCGACAGTTTAACTAAAAAATTATTTGGTAAGCGCGATGGTAGTATTAATACACCATCAAGAGCTAGAGGTATATTTGGTGTTAAAGGGAGAGGTGTAGTTTTAGGAAATGTGGATACCGGAACGGCAATAGATGCTGTAAATGGGGTTACAACTAATATACAAAATAATATATCAGAGCTATAATTATAAAAGATGCCTAGATTTACACAAGACCAACCATTTGATTCTGAATTAAATAAAAATACACAAGAATCATTAAGACAGAATTTACTTTCTAATATTGAAAATGTAAATCCTGTTGATGGCGTTATTTTGCCTGGTGGTGGAGTTGGTATTATCAAAAGTGAAAATATAATAATACCGATAAAAAAAGATTATGATTATGCAGGTACTGTGAATCAAGATGGATTCGTAGCTATCAATATTAGTTCAAATACTGAAAAGTGTCTTGTAATAGTAGATGGACAACCATCGTATAGGTCAACTCCTACAAAATTTGTATTTTCAATATCAGACATACTTACTGCGGGAACAAAAACTATTGCAGTAACCAAAGAAGGATATACATCAAATGAACAATATAATATATCGATAGTTCAAAATCCTAATTTTATCGATAATACGTTTGATAGTTATAGAAATAAAATCGCAAACTATGATGGACTTTTGGGTTTAGAGCCTGAAGGAAAAATATTTACACAAACTACTCCATATGTTTTTAGGATTGAAAAATTTGTAAATAATGAAATTATATCAACCGATGCAACAACATCTCCTAACGATATAAAAGAATTAGTATTTGACCTTAAAAAGCAGAATCCAAAAGATGATGCTTTAATTAAAGTTCCGGAAACTTCTACATACAACGTAACAATAAATTTAAAAGGACCAAATAATTCTGTAAATTTAACAAATGTAAATACTTCGGAAAATATTAAACTTACCAATGAAGTAACTACATTAATAGTAGAGGTTGGAACGGTACTACAAATTGTATCGGTAAATAACAATCTTTATAAAATATCAAGAATAACTGCAACATCTCAAGGATTAAAACCTAGAGTATTAGAAGCGTTAAATACTGATACTTTATTTTCAGAATACATTGTTGAAAACAATACTGTAATTGATATTGAGAGTGAGAATGTTGTCATTGTACAACCGGCTTCAAATCCTGTAATAAAACTATTAAGTCCAGATGAGACCAGAAAATATAATAGAAACTCACAGGAAGATTATCCTATTATATTGGTTACGCAAAATATCAATCAAATTGTTGCGTATGTAAAAGATAAAACTTTTAACTTTGATGTAAATCCGGTTTTAAATTCTGCCATAGGAGTATTAACCGGAAATGTAACCGAAACTCCACCAACTGTAATTAGTATTCCTAAAACTGCATTTGATTCTTTAGGTAATTATAAAATTTATTTAGTTGGTAAAAATGGAGATGTAGAGCAACCACCGATTGAATTTAAATTATCGGTTGTTGATGAATTTTTTGTTGGTGTTCCGGATATAGAATCTATAACATATCCAAAAGAATTAATAGGTGGAGATTACGTTGGTACTGATGTTGATTTTGAAATATCATATACATCGAGAGATACTGATTTTGTAAAAATATTTGTAAATAATTCTGCTGGATTTTATCAAGAAGGACCGAATGCAAGAATTACGTTAAATGTAAAAAAATTATTAGAATTTAGTTCATATACTGGTCCAAACGATGTTATTAAACTAAATTTAAAATTAGTTCCATATAATATCAGCGGAACTAAACAGGTAGTTGGTAAGGAAGAATTAATAACGGTTACTTTTAGAGGTGGAGACTTAACAATACCAAAAGAACTTGCAATTAATAGAATTGCGGCCGCATTTACTACTCAATTTGATGAATCTATTTTTGGAGATGAATCTTCTAAATATTTAAATCACTTATTGCATTTAGGAGATGGTGAGAGTAAGGTTGTTACTACATGGACCGGTAGTTTTGATTCACTTATATTAAAATTATATGAACCATTACCAGTTACGGTACAACCTAATCAATTAGTTTGGATTTCCAAAGTACAATCAACTCCGATAATCGAAACAATAAGTTTAAGAGGTGAAACTGAAACGGCGTGTAATACTTTAAAAGGACCAAACTTTTCATTAAATCCTGATAATGGTATAGAGTTCCAAATTTACGATGATTTAGTAGGTAGTGGTTCTGTTGCATCGATAGATGTTATCAATAGATATGCATCAACGGTTGGAATCGATACTCAAAAATTAAATATTGAATACATAAGTGGTTCTGAATATGTATTTAGTAATTTTATTAATTTTAGTTCTGCAACGGAAAGAGTAGATAATTTTATATATAAAGTTAGATTGGTAGAATATTATAAAAACATATACTTTACCAATACATCAACTGCTTCCGCTTCTCCATATGAATTAAATGAAGCAAATACATCACTTAATAAAGCCAATCAACTTGTTAATGCGATGGATGGGTTTGAAAAATATTTGTATTATACTACAAATACTAATTCAAATAATTTAGCATATCCTAAAACAAATTCTTCATCATCTATATTAGTTAATACTACATCTTCTTTGGTTACGATGTGGTATGATGAATTATTATCACAGGCTGAATATTTTGACAAATACAATCCAAATCGTCTTTCGGCAAATATTCCAGAATTTTTAGTGGAAGATACTTCGAATGAGGATTTTGTTACATTTTTGAATATGATTGGCCAACACTTTGATATACTTTGGTCATATATAAGTGCTTTAGCAAAAACAAAATCAGTTGAAGCTTCCGAATATAAAGGAATATCAAATGATGTAGTTCAGTTTGTTCTTGAATCACACGGATGGGATGTTAAGAAGGCGTTTAATTCTAACTTTTTATGGGAATACGCATTTGGAACTTATAAAGATGGTACACCAAAATATTCTAAATCACTTGAATCTGCAAATGAAGAAATTTGGAGAAGAATATTAAATAACCTTCCATATATTTTAAAACATAAAGGAACTGGTAGAGCTATGAAAGCTGTAATGGCTTGTTATGGTGTACCACAATCTATGTTGACGATAATGGAGTTTGGAGGTCCTCAAGACCCAACAAAAGGCGGTAGTACTAAATTCACATTTGATGATAGAACCGCAGCGATTTATTTAAGTGGAAGTGCTTCGGTAAAAGTTCCTTGGAAATTCTTTACTGGTAGTTTAGACTATCCAAATTGTGTGGAATTTAGATTTAAACCAGATTCTTTACCAAATACAACATCAACACTTATTAGTGGAAGTGAATGGACTTTGGATTTAGTACAAACAACTGGTTCATTTGGTAAATTAGAATTAAATTTTGGTGGAGACCAGGCACTAACTACCTATATGGAAACTAGTGGGGTTTACTATCCTTATTTCGATACATCAATTGAATATGTGTTTGGACCTGATTATAAAACTGGTAGTTTAGATTTCCCTATATCAACTGAATATTATTCAAATGTAGCAATCAATAGATACAATAGTGCAGGAACTGGTTCTTGGTATGAAGTTTGGTTAGGAACATCTAATGGTGATAGAATTATTACATCGGTTAGTATGTCTATTTTTGCACCGGATACACAATGGAGTAGTGGTTCACATTTACAAATTGGTAGTAACACATTTACCGGAAACGTAGATGAAGTTCGTTTGTGGAGAGTTCCATTACAAAGAAGTAAATTTAATAATCACGTTTTATTTCCTGATGCAACAAATGGTAATTCATACACAGCATCTACCGAAGATTTATTATTTAGACTTGATTTCGAATATCCAAAAGATAGAAACGCAGACCCGTATATTAAGAACGTAGCAATTAATCAAAGTTACGATGGAACAAATTCTTACGCTACTGCAAGTCAAATGTACACTGCTACAACTTATCCATACCAATATACTCCGTATGATAGAACGGTAACCGCAGAAGTACCGTCTTTAGGATTTGGTTATTCAAATAAAATAAGATTCGAATCGGCATCATTGATTACCGATTTATCATATAAAACAAGAGCAACTAAAAAAGCATTTGACCAAGCTCCAATAGATTCAAATCGTTTAGGATTATTCTTCTCTCCAATTAAGGAGTTGAATATGGATATCTTAAAAACGTTTGGTGATTTTAATATTGACAATTATATTGGTGACCCACGTGATGAATATAAGGATACATATAGTGAATTAGAAACGTTGAGAGAATACTATTTTGAGAGAATGAATCAAAATATAAATGAGTACATTCAACTTGTAAGATATATAGATAAATCATTGTTCGATGTTTTAGCTGAATTAGCACCAGCTAGAGCGAAAGTTTCAAAAGGATTATTGATTGAACCTCACTTATTAGAGAGAAGTAAAACAAAATGGAAAGAAACAATTGCCGAAAATAATTCATACGATACAACGATTACTACAAATGATGATGTAATATTAGAAAGTGATTTTATACCAAAAGAAGCAGAACTTAACGCTATTAATAACACAGTTCTTTTAGTGGAAAAATCTGATTACGATGGTGCATTAGATGCTGCTACTGGTTATGATTTAGATGTAAACCCTGCATTCTATGATACTTCAATTGATTATCTGCAAGATGCGATAATTAGTGGTAGTGTACCTATGTATGATTTTTCATTAGAAATACCAAATGGTTCAACACTATCTGGAGAGGTTGATTCGTTTAAGTTTGAAGCAATCGGAATGGAAAGAGATTCATTGGCAAATGTTGGATTTGGATTATATGCCAGAAATGGTAACGCAATTGTATCTGGATTCGATGGTGTATTTGGAAACTATTATGTTACACACATAACAGCATCGGTAAGTGGTGGTGATAGAAAGAGTGTATTCCTAGTAAAAGAACAATATAATACAAAAGTATCAACTCAAACACAAGGATGGCCAGCAACAAATATACCTGGACAAAGAGTTAAGTACGAAGATGTTTTGGTTGCAAATTACAAATACAAAGTTTCAACATTACCTTTTAGCGGAAGTGTCAATGTTGGTGGAACTATAACCGAAGTTATTGCTGTAAACGGGTACTTACCAACTCACTATCGATATGTTAATGGACTTGGTGAAGGTATGAAACGTTCATTTTGGAAAGGTTCTCAACAAACCGCAACCACCACACCGGACGGATTATCTCCAGTAGAAACATTTACAACTAATCCAAATATTCTTAAAGTTGCAAATACCGGTAGAGGTAGTGGTGAACCAATACTTATTGTAGATTAAGAATGAAAATACTAAATGGTTATATTTATTTTAGAAATAAAAGCATAAAAAACAATATCAAATGGCATATTTAGATAATACCGAAATTACCGTAGATGCTATCCTTACAAAAAAAGGAAGACAAAAATTAGCATCTGGACAATCTTTAAGCATTACAAAGTTCGCTTTAGGTGATGATGAGATTGATTACACATTATATGAACCAGCACATCCAAGAGGTTCATCTTACTACGATTCAGCAATTAGAGCTATTCCTATTACGGAAGCATCTCCTGATGAAACACAAGTATTAAGATATAAATTAGTTACTTTACCAAAAGGAACAACTCAAATCCCAACTGTAAAATTGGGTTATGACGCTATCAGTGCTACACAATTAGAAGGTGGTGTTCCATTAGGACCAACCACATCTCCAGCTGGAAACGGAACTGCGGGATATACTGTTGTATTGGCAGACCAAAGAGCGGGAACTATTACGGTTACCGAATCGGCAACAACAAGTGGAACTGTACCAGTATTCTTGGGAGAAGAAATAACAACAACTGCGCAAGTGGTAAGTGGTAGAAGATTTACGTTCACACCAAATCCAAACTTGACAATTGATATTTCAACAACATTGACTGTGTATGGTAATGAAACAGGAGGTTCTCAAACTATACCTGTAAGAATAACTTATAAAGCATAAAAAGATAAATAAAAATGGCACAAATAAATGACCCTAATGTAACCGCCCAGATAGCTACACTAGCTAATACGGGAATTATTGATACTGACCAGATTGTAGCGTTGTTAAACACTGCGTTACCTGCTGGCCAACAAATTGCTGTAGGTGCTGGTGTTACAACTGGTATTTACAAAAGATTTGGAGAATTTGATAAAGTAAACGCAAAAGTTGAAGTAGTAACAACTGGTTTATGGACAAGTGATGAAGGACAGATAAACAACTTCTATACATCATCAACACAAGCCGCAGCTACAAGTGGTAAGTACTATTACAATGTATATTCATATAATCCACAAATTAGTTCTTCTGCGGAAGTTGAATTTGCATTGGCATATGGACACGTTGATGCAAGTGGTTCTGCTACATTAGATGTAGACCCAACATCAACTCTTGCTACTAAAGCAACTTACGCACAATACAAATCAATCTTATTAGACCCAACTGATGCTAAATTTTCATTCCCTAATTCAAGCGGAACTGAAGATGATTCAAATAGTATCTATGTAATAAACGTAGCTAGAAATAGATTTAGAGAATCAATGGATGCTGGAAACTGGGAATTAAATCTTTCTGGTTCTCTTGGTAACTTTACTTTCATTGATGATAGTGGTAAGAAGTTTGGTGATAACTTTGGAAAATCTGGAAGAGTGTTTAACATCGTAGAAGGTGTTCTTAATGTTGGTACTCAATTAGAAGCAACAATTGCAAACCAATACGATGCAAATGGTAAAGGATTTGGATTATTCTATCCTGATAGAGGAATTATGATATTCAATCCAACTGCATTACAAACAAAATTGGGAGATATTCATACTGAAAATGGTGTGTTAATTGGAGGAATGAGTGGTTCTCACGTAACTGCTTCTGAACAACGTAATCACCAAAGATTATATTATTCAATGAAAAAAGGAGCTGATTTTGATGCTAGAAGAACTGAAAACGTTTCTACTCAACACTTCTTTGTAAGAGCAACTAATAGAGAATTTAACTATTCTAATAATCCTACATATGTAGATACTAATGGATTTTTTACCGAAAACACTTTTGAAACAGACCCACAAACTTATATTACAACAATCGGTTTGTACAATGATTCAAATGAAATGATTGCGGTAGCAAAAACTTCTCAACCAATTGTAAAATCATTTGATAAAGAAGTATTGATTAAAGTTAAATTATCATTCTAATAAAGATAAATAATATATGAAACCCCCGAAAGGGGGTTTTTTATTATAAGAATATTTATAATAAATCTAGTATAAATGATAAAAGAAATTCCCAAATCAGATATTATTGTAAGACCTATGAAGGTTTACAAAGAATGGAGTTTGGATGAGAATGATGTTCCAGTTTATTTTGCATCAACTGGTAGTGGTGGAGAATATGATATTGAAACTGACCCAAAAACAAACGGAGAAATATCAAAAAGAAGTTTGTATTATTCAATAAAATCACAATTTTATAGAAATGCAGATACTGCATCTGTATTATATGAAGTTGGATTAAGACATTCATATGCTTCTAAAGATGAGAGAGTAATTGGAAATGAAATTGCAGTTATTTGTGTTCCTCAAGAATTTTATGGAGAAGGTATTAAGATTGGTTCGGTAGTATTGACTGATGATTTACTTGGTTCAACCAAAGTATATACCGATGATGGTCATTCTAATTTAATTGATTCAGCTAGTAATATAAAAGGTAATATATTTTATGATAGAGGATTAGTAGTGATGACCGATGGTATAGTAACCGGTTCATCTTTTACTTCATCTTTTAGATTGGATTTTCGTTCTACAAAAACAATATTTGAGAATGAGATATTCCTTTCAGTATTAGAAAATGAATTTAATTATTCACAAAATCCATCTGCGGTTTATGAAGATGGTGGCAAAAAGACGCAAACAATAATCAATAGACCTGGTAGTCATTTAAGTAATGATTTGGTTACATCTTCTTTTTATGAACCTGGTGTTAAGTGGGTTAGGGGTAAAAAATATCCATTTACTTCATCTTTAAATCCTAATAAATTTGGAAGTTTTGATGATTATATGTATAGTGGTTCGGTAGACCCAACTGGTTCTTATTTAGCACCATATATTACTACAATTGGACTGTATGATGATGACCTAAATATGATAGCGGTAGCGAAGTTACCTAAACCAATAAAATCATTACCAGACTATCCATTAAACTTTATAGTAAGATTTGATACTTAAATCGGGTTTCTTTTATATTTATATGTAAATAACAAAAAAATGTCAAAATTAGTAGATTTATATAACAGCTTTAATGGTGGTGGTTTACAAAACGATTGGACAAAAGCGAAAAATCGTAGTTCAAAGGACCAAACTCCATATTCAACTGGAACTATTCCTGGTGGTAACCCAGCAGCAACATTTGGAAATCCTGACCCTGCAGTATTAACCGATACTAAATTAAAATCTGGTAGAAAGGGTGAATTAGGTAGTGACCCTAAACCTTACCCTGGTGTAGTACCTCCGGGTTATGGTCCTGGTGATAACCAATACACAAAAAAGATTGTTAAGAAGTAATTAATGTCTTGGAAATTTAATGGAAATATTGTTACAGAAGAAACCACACCAGAAGGTGCGGTTGGGTTTGTCTATAAAATGATACATATCCCAACCGGTAGGTTTTATATAGGAAAGAAATCTTTATCACAAACCCGTAGATTAAAACCGCTCAAAGGTAAGACTAGAAAGAGAGTTGTAAAGAAAGCATCTGATTGGGAAAAATACTACTCATCAAACGAATGGATTAAATCGGAAGTAAAAGCCGGTAGAGCAGAAGATTTTGAAAGAGAAATCATTCAATTTTGTTTCTCAAAGAAATCCTTATCATATTACGAAATAAAATGGCAGTTTCATTACGATGTACTTGCCAACGAACAAGCAATAAACGAAAACCTTATGGGAAAGTTCTTCCGTAGGGATATAATAAATCAATAGTTATGACAATTTCAGACATTTGTAAAAAATACGGAATCTCCGATTCTTATTTAAATTCAAAAGATGATGCGCATTCGGTAGCGGCTGCATCTTTATTAGACCTTAAAAATATGGTACTTCAAAACAAACCTAGAGAAGAAGTAGCCAATAAACTTCAATTTTTAGCCGATTTTCTTATTGATATTAAAAATTCTCATGGCGGATAAATAAATTTGGTTATTTCCCAAGAAAGTTGTATATTTGTATAAGTTTTTGTGGATATAACCTAAATTATGTTATCGGGTAAGAATAAATTAAAAATAATCAATATATTAGACTCCGCATTGGGAGTAGGGTCATCCTTAAAGGGAAATGAGCAGGCACACCATTGTCCTTTTTGTAACCATCATAAGAAGAAACTTCAAATAAATTTAGATAATCAGAGATGGCATTGCTGGGTATGTGATTCCAAAGGTAGAAGTATATCATCCCTACTTCGCAAACTAAATGTGGATATTAGGGATATAGGGGTTGTAAGAGATGTATATGGTGATGAGCCTGAATATGATTCGAAGGAAGAATATGTAGCTAAATTACAATTACCAAAAGAATTCAAACAATTATACTTCTATCCAAAGGGTATTAACCCAGCGTATAATCAAGCCCTACATTATTTAAATAAAAGAGGTATCACAAAAGCTGATATCGTAAAGTATAACATCGGATATTGTGAAGATGGTTTATATGGTGGAAGGGTTATTATACCTTCTTACGATAATAATGGTGACCTTAATTACTTTGTAGCTCGTTCATTTTATGAAGATGAGAAAATGAAGTATAAGAACCCACCAGTAAGTAGAGATGTAATTGTATTTGAAAATATGATTAATTGGAACGAACCTATTACATTGGTTGAAGGTGTGTTTGATTCTTTTTCAGTCAAAAGAAATGTAGTTCCGTTGTTAGGTAAGTTCTTACTCAGCAAACTGAAAAATAAAATTATGGAAAAGGGTGTTAAGGATGTAACTATTATGTTGGATTCTGATGCCGTTGAAGATTCCACTAAACATACCGAATGGTTTCAAAAGAATGGAATCAAAGTAAGAAACATTATACCAACCGATAAGGATGCTGGTGAAATGGGATTTGAAAAAGTAAATGAATTATTGAAAGGTGCTAAAGAAACTAGTTGGGATGATTTGGTACTTTCAAAATTAAATAATATATGAGTTTAAAAAGAATATATCATATTGCGGATATTCATATTCGTAATGTAAAGAGACACAAAGAATTTAGAGGTGTATTTGAGAAGATGTTTGAAGAAATTCGTCAAAGAGGAACGGAAGACTCACTCATTTATTTAGCAGGTGATATTGCACATGCTAAATTAGAAATGTCACCTGAATTGGTGAAAGAGATTAGTTGGTTATTTACCGAATGCTCTAAACATTGTAAAACGATATTAATTGCGGGTAACCACGATTGTAATATGAATAACTCCGATAGGTTGGATGTACTTTCACCTATTGTGGAAGCACTTAATCTTCCAAACTTTCATTACTTAAAAGATACACAA